TAACGATTAAATTAAAGCGCGGCGGCTTTATGCCGTCGCTTTGAATGACTGGTTATAACGCGAGGTGAAATGATGAATATTACTGACCCGAAAACTGATGATGCGATACGTGCGGCGCTGAAAGATGCGGATAGCAAGGGGAAATTGGATGTTGTTGCCGCTGTTACTGGAATCGCTGGCGGAACCGATAAGTTGCGCACGATTATGAACAGCACCGGCGAACTGAATATTATGGATCGCAGAATGCTGGGGATACTACTTAGCGTTATAACAGATATTAACCCGCCTGGCGGCGGATAAACACAGGAACAGAGGCTATGAATACCTACCAAGCAATCCAAAAAACTCGGGAGGTTGTACGGCTGAAGCACTACTCGCTAAAGACCGAGCGGTCTTACTGCGGCTGGGTAAAACGGTATAGCCTCTGGTGCGAGACTCATCGGGTCGGCTCATCGGCCGAGAAATTGCGGATGTTTTTATCGCACCTGGTCAGCTCGCGTAATGTCTCTGTGTCCACCCAGCGGCAGGCCCTTAATGCCCTGGTCTTTTTTTACAAATCGGTGCTGGGAATTACGGAAATTGGCGACATCGATTTTCTCCGAGCCAAAAAAGCTCGCAAGGCGCCGATAGTGATGAGCAAACGCGAGGTGTTCGCCCTACTCGACCATCTGTCCGGGGCGGCCTGGTTAATCTGCGATTTGCTTTATGGCGCCGGGTTGCGGCTCAACGAAGCTTTGGCCTTGCGGGTTAAGGACGTTGATTTTGACCGGGCCGCTATCTATATCCGCGAGGGTAAAGGGAAAAAGGACCGCACCGTCATGCTGCCTGGCTCGGCGGTCGATAAGCTGCGGGCGCAAATTGATGAGGTCCGGCGGTTGCATAATCAGGAGTTGGCTGCCGGGATCTCCGATGTCGATATGCCCTGGGCCATCGGCCGAAAATACCCCAACGCCTGCCGAGAGCTGGCCTGGCAGTGGGTGTTCCCGGCCCGGAATCGTTCTGTTTGCCCCCGCACAGGGGCAGTGCGGCGGCATCATCTGCATGACTCAGCGGTGCAAAAGGCGGTTAAGGCGGCGGTAAAAGCGGCCGGCATCGCCAAAATGGTCGGGACCCACACCTTCCGCCACAGCTTTGCCACTCATCTCCTGGAGGATGGTTATGATCTGCGCACCATCCAGGAGCTACTGGGGCATAAAGACATCAGCACCACGATGATTTACACCCACGTTACCAAACAGGCGATCAGCGTAAGGAGTCCTGCCGACTGTCGACAGGCAGCCTAGCCGCCCCCGCCCCAGCCTGCCAAATATCAATAGGGAGTTTGTAATGCTCAATAGTTGTAGTCAGCCGCCGCCAGTAGCGAATATCTTCCGGGCTCTCCAGGATCAAAACGATCCCGGCCCGGCGTCCGGTGCTGGCCGAGTAGTAAAGGGCCTGGCCGATCGCCTCGGCCCACTTTCGGCCGAAGTCCATCTCCACCGCGTGGTTTTCGGTCAGGCAATCGCATCGGGTCCGGTCCGGCAGGGTGTATTCCTGAACCCCGCCCGCCGCCTCGCACCACTCGGCCTGGTAATACTTTTCAGGCAGGCGGTCGGCGAAAGCCGGTCCCGCGATCAGAAAGAGAAAAATGATCGATATTCTGTTTTTCATGGCTAGCTATCATATCTATGAAAAAGATCAAAATCAAATCATTCTTGACAAACGTCCGCCCTTTGGGCTATCTTTCTCCTGTCGCCGGGATACCGGCGGCCGGGTTTGCAAGCCCGAATAGAAGGCGGACGCACCGCCACCACAGATTTATGACGGTTTTTTTGCGTCCACAGCGCGGCTCCCTTTCGGGCGGGCCGGGCGGGGAGCCCTCGGGCTCGCCGGTTGCCTTCTGCCGGTCTTGCATCCCGTTCGGTTCCGCCCGTTTTGCGTTTGCAAGCGCCGGGGCGGGGACTTTAACCCCATTTCAGGAGGTAGTATTATGAACAACGTGCCAGCAATCTTTAATTTTCAGGGCAGTCAGGTCAGGGAGATCACCGACGAAAACGGCAAACCGTGGTTTGTCGCCAAGGACGTTTGTGATGCCCTTGGTCTGGAGCATATCACCAATGCTTTGGCAAAGGTCCCCGAGAACCACCTGACTGTAATCAGATTACAGTCAGGTGGTCAGCAACGCGAGATGAAAATTGTCGACGAACCCGGCCTTTATCGCGATCCGCGAGACCGGCGGCTATGTGCATGCCGGCGCAGCCGATCCCGCCCGCCTGGCCCAGCTGATCGAGCGGCTGCTCGGTATGATGGAAAACCATGCCGGACGCCTGGGCAGGCTGGAAGGCGGGGCGCCTGGGCTGCCGGTTGCCTCCGGGGCTGACCGTCTCGATACCGGTCATGTCGCCTCTTTTGTCGAGGAGTTCTGCCGGCTCGATCCGGAGCACCATCTGGAGAAGGTCATCCTCTAACGATATGTACCGCCACTGGTGCGGCGATGCCGGCGAGCTGCCCTACGATTACAGCAACTTCTTCAAGGCCCTCTACCAGCTCGGCCTGCCGGTCCGCAAGGCGGAAAAGAGAAACCGCAGGACCGGCAAGCGGTCTCGTGTGGTGCGCGGCCTCGATGTAAAGGTGTTGTCATGAACGGCCCGGTCCTGGCCTTCGGCTCCGAGCATCCTGCCGATCTGCTCAACAACGCCCTGGCGGTTACCAATTTCCTCTCCGATGTCGCGCCTCACTTTACCACCGACTTCGGCGGCTGCGGCCTCACCGGGCAGTCGGCCCACGGCCTGGGTTTAATCCTGATTTCGGTCGGCGCCACCATCGACCGGGCTCTGGTCGACCTAAACGCGGGAGATTGACTTTCCTCCCGGGTTATTGTAAATCACCTCTAATCAAACTCCATTCTCTCCTCCATGGCCGGGCCTGAAAACCCGGCCATATCTGTTTTAAACTTCTGAACCGCTTCAGCTAACTGTTTCGCCCCCGTCCTTGTATTGTGCCCTCTAACTTATCTCCTTGACTACGGCGGGGCGGGGGCTTCGGCTCCTGTCCCGCCCCCCTTTGATGATGCGGGAGGCGCAAATGACCGAACAATTCAAAACTGAGGTAACTCGATGGAAAAAACAATTATCGCAATCATGCTCGCCATAACCCTGGTCCTGACCGGCTGCTCGCTGCTGTCCGGCAAAGACAAGGAAAGGGCGGATCTGGCAGTCGAGACCGTCGAGGTTATCGATTGCGTGGCCGGCTATGTCCGGTGCCTGCAAGACACCGAAAAGTACAGCGACGATTTTGACCGATTCGAGGCCGAGATCGACAGGTGTATCGACGGCCTGGCGGTATGTCATCCCGTGGGCGCCGGAGAGTAAGTTGTGAAAAAGACCGTCTACCTCTACGTCAACGGCATCTTGACCCGGCCCGGCCATTCGAAAAACTGGACCGGCCGGGCGGTGACCTGGAGCCATGTCAACCGGGCCGCATTTGCCGAAAAGGTCGAGTATTACACCGGCCCCTTGACCCGGGTCTTCGGCCAGAAAAAGCGGGCCGCGAAGCTCGCTCGAGTCCTCAACTTCTACCGGGGCTGGCGCATCGTCCTGGTCGGCCACAGTAACGGCTGCGACGTGATCTGCGACTGCCTGCGCGACCACGCCGTCTCGGAGATCGCCGAGCTCCACCTGCTCTCCGCCGCCTGCAAGGCGGACTTTAGTAAAAACGGCCTCAACAGCCTGCCGCCGCACTGGCTGACCTCGATCCGGGTCTATATCGCCCAAAAGGATTGGGCGCTTAAACTCGCCTCGACCTGGTCCGCCCGTCACCTGCTCGGCTACGGCGCCCTGGGCCGCAAGGGTCCGGTCAACCCAACCCGCCGCGTCGATATCGTTCGTCGCAACTTTGGCCATTCCGACTGGTTTGCCGGTGAGAAGTTCGACCGCACCATGGATCTGATCACCGGAGGCATCGACTGATGGATGACGTGGATCGCGCCAACGCGCAAAAAGCCGGCCACGACGCCGCCTGCCTGGAGGCCCATCGGCGCATGATGCCGACCGGCCCCGGCTCCGATATCTGCCTGGGCTGCGGCGAGCCGATCCCGGCCGAGCGCCGGCGGCTGAAGCCGTCCGCCAGCCATTGCGTTGACTGTCAATGGGAGATCGAAAATGGCGCTTGAAGTTTTTGAGATGACCCAGGGCGCAATCCGGCCGAAGTTCCGCTTCCAGAAGCGCGTCACAAAGACCAAGGCGCCGATCCCGCTGACCGGCTCAACTTTTGTCCTGCGGGTCGAGATGCCGGCCGGAGCGCTGGAGTTGCCGGCTACGGTGATCAATGAGGACGGCGGGATTTTCGAATTCGAGTTCGCCGCCGGCGACACCGACGAGGAGGGCAGCTTTAACGCCAGGGTGGTCGAGACCCTGCCGGACGGCGAGGATTTCCCCTGGCCGGTCTTTAAAATCAAGTTTGGCAGGAAATTTTAATGGAACTGGTCCTTTACTCAATCCATAACGACCTCAATCTCGAAACGGTCGAGCAGCAGCTGATCCTGGTCTCCGGAGTAGTCCCCGGCCCCCAGGGGCCGCAAGGCGAGCAGGGCGTCCAAGGCGAGCAGGGGCCGCAAGGCGACCAGGGCGAGACCGGCCCTGGCGTGCCACCCGGCGGCGATCCCGGCCAGGTCCTCAAAAAGCTCTCCGCCGCCGACTTGGATACCGGCTGGCAGGATGAAAGCGCAGGCGGCGGCGGAACCAGTGAATGGACCGAGCTGGCCACCGTGGCTTTTGTCGATGCGTCGGCTGTCGATATTACCGGGCTTGATGACACGTATGACTATTACCGCTTGCGATCTGTCGGCCCAATTATATCCGCCGCGGGCGTAGATTACTCAAACCTGCGTCTGTATTTTTTGCAAGACGGCGTGCCGTCCGTAGCATATACGTCCTCGGCAAACTTTCGGGTATCTTCGGGGAGCAATTACAGTGAAAACCAGCTGCAAACAACTGGTTACGTGCAACTAAACCATAATGCCGGCAAATATTGGTTTTTCGAAGGTAAGGGCGGCGGCATAGAGATCAGGCATCTTTCCGATCCCGGGCGCCAAACTCACGTAGAGACCAATTATATAAGCGCACGGGCAGATAACGCCATCACCCGGGGCTGGTCGGCTGGTAATCAAAAATCCGCCGAAAGCTGCAACGGGGTACGGATTACCTGTCAGTATACCACTACCCCGTATCTGTTTACAGGCACATTTGTTGTGGAGGGCCGCAATGTCTAAAAAAATGATTTTTGTTTTAAACGCGGCAGAACGTACCGTCTCGACCGCCGAGTCAGCGGAGACTGCGGAAGATCTCGCCGCCCGTCAGCCTACATTGGCGGAATTAATAAACAAAAAATACAAAGAAATCTGTGACGCCCAGTGCGCCGCCGTCAACTCGCTTTTTGCCGCATATACGACGGAACAGAAGGAAACTTTTTGGGTCCAGGTTGCCGAAGCCGAAAGCTGGACGGCGGATAATCAGCACCCCACCCCGTTTATCGACGGCCGGGTGGCTGCGGAGGGATCGGCCAAAGCCGATGTTGTGGCGGACATCCTCGCCGTAGCGGAGGCGGCAAAACCGGCCAGCGGCCAAATTTTCGGCCGGAAAAGGTTGTTGGAAAACCAACTCGCCGCAGTCGACCACACCGGGGATTATCAAACCGAGCTGGCTAAACTTGACGCCATTGCATGGAGCTGACAGATGAGCGTGGAAACAATCGATTACCGGGCCTGGGGCTTTTATCTCCAGGCAATCCAGTTTGTCGGCTACCTGGTCCTCGGCATCTACGTCTGGCAGACCAATCGCGACAAGGCGACGGCCAGGGAGATCAAGGAGGTGCGGGAAGAAATGCAAAAAATCCAATTTGCCCAGGGCGATAAATGCAACCGGCATTTAAAGAGGACAACTGTTCTTGAGGGCTCGGTCCAGGCCCTGCCCACTCACCGCGACCTGGGCGAAATGTACGAAAAGATCAACGGGGTCAAATCGACCGTCGACGAAATCTCCGGCTCATTAAAAGGGATCGGCTATCAAATGAAGATTTTAATCGAGCATCACATCAAAAGGGAGGACTCATGAGTTTCGCCGCCCTCGAAGAATCGCACCGGCGCCGCATCGTCCTGGACTCGTTGCATCAGGACCCCGACTACAGCGTCAATGAGTCGATGCTCCGCGCCATCCTCCGCGAGTTCGGTTTTGCCGTCTCCCGCGACCGGCTCCGCACCGATCTGCATTGGCTGACCGAGCAGGGGTTGATCGTCACCATGGATCGCGGCAACCTGATCGTCGCCAAGATCACCGGGCGCGGGGCGGATGTGGCCACCGGCTGCGTCACCGTCCCCGGCGTGGCCCGCCCGGAACCGGAGGCCCTGTAGATGGCCGAGCGCACCCGCCAGGCCCAGAGCAGTATCGATCTGCTGCCCGAGGACATCAAGTCCAGGTTGCAGGAGTTGCTCCGCGATCCGCGCGTTACCCAGCTCGCGGCGACCGCTAAAATCAACGAGATTTTAGCGGCCGAAGGCCACCCGGACCGGCTCAGCAAGTCGTCGGTTAACCGCTACGATTTACAGATGCGCGAGGCCGGGGCCAGGCTCCGCCAGAGCCGCGAAGTCGCCGGGATGTGGATCGGCAAGCTCGGCGCCGCCCCCCAGGGCCAGGTCGGCAACCTGGTCAACGAGATTTTAAGGACGCTGGCTTTCGACCTCTCCCTCAAGCTCCAGGAGACCGACCTGACCGCTGACTCGATCCCCGAAGTAATCGAGATGTTGCGCGGCCTGTCGCTGTCGGCCATGCGCCTGGAAAAGGCGGCGAGCGAAAACGTCAAACGCGAGGAAGAGATCCGCAAGCAGGCCCTAACCAAGGCGGCCGAGCGGGTTGCCGGCACCGGCAAAAAACTGGGAATTACGCAAGAGACCATCGACACCATCCGCAAGGATATCCTCGGATTTTAACTAATGGCAAAAGGCAACGCTAAAATAATCCCGGCCAACCCCCGGGGGCTGTTTTTGGCCTACCAGGGCGACTGGATCAAGGACCAGGCGCGGCTGAAGCTCATGGAAAAGGGCCGGCAGATCGGGCTCTCCTGGTCCACCGCCTGGGCCTGCGTCGAGCGCACCGCCAAACAGGGCAATACCCATGATCAGTGGGTTTCGTCCCGGGACGATATCCAGGCCCGTCTCTTTATCGAAGATTGCAAGATGTGGGCGAAGGTGCTCTCCATCGCCGCCGAAGACCTCGGCGAAGTGGTGCTGGATGACGGGGCCGGATCCGCCTACGTCCTGCGCTTTGCCAACGGCCGCCGGATCCACTCGATGAGCAGCAACCCCGACGCCCAGGCCGGCAAGCGCGGCGGCCGGGTCCTCGATGAATTCGCCCTAAATCCGGATCCCCGCAATCTCTGGTCCATCGCCTATCCCGGCATCACCTGGGGCGGCTCGATGGAGGTGATCTCCACCCACCGGGGCAGCAAGAATTTTTTTAACGACCTGGTCCGCGAGGCCCGGGAGCAGGGCAACCCGAAAAACATCAGTCTGCACCGGGTCACCCTCCAGGACGCCCTGGACCAGGGCTTTCTGTACAAGCTCCAGCAAAGCCTCCCGGCCGGCGATGAACGGCTGGTTATGACCGAGGCGGATTATTTCGATTTTGTCCGCTCCGGCTGCGCCGACGAAGAGTCCTTCCGGCAGGAGTACATGTGCGACCCGGCCGACGACGACGCCGCCTTTTTGGAGTACGACCTGATCCTGGCCGCCGAGTACGGTCGGGGGATGGACTGGCAGACCGAGGAGGGCGGCCGGCTTTATGCCGGGGTCGATATCGGCCGCAAAAAGGATCTTACCGTGCTCTGGCTCCTCGAAAAGCTCGGCGACGTGCTCTATACCCGCGCGGTCATCTCTCTGCAAAACATGCGCAAGAGCGAGCAGGAGTCGATCATCTGGCCGGTCATGGCCAGGGCGGAACGAACCTGCATCGATTACACCGGCCTGGGGATCGGCTGGGGCGACGACGCCGAGGACCGGTTCGGCACTCACCGGGTCGAGCTGGTCACCTTCACCGGCCGGGTCAAGGAGTCACTCGCCTATCCGGTCCGCAATGCCATGGAGGACCGGCGTCTGCGGATCCCCCACGACAAGCATATCCGCGCCGATCTGCGCTCGGTAACCAAACAGACCACGGCGGCGGGCAATATCCGCTTCACCGCCGAACGCACCCCGGACGGCCATGCCGACCGCTTCTGGGCGCTGGCCCTGGCGGTGCAGGCCGCGACCACTCCGGCCGTCGAATACGCCTACGAGTCGGTAACCGCTAAATCACGAGATCGTATCGACCGCCCGGTAAGGGCCACCGCCGGCCTCGGGGCCGGCAGAGGACTGTGGTGAGATCATGTTGTTAGACGCCTACGGCCGACCGGTCAAAACCTCGGCATTGAAAACCGAGCACGCCGGGCCGACCATGACCGGGGTCCGGACCATCTGGACCGATACCGTCGCCGGCGGCCTGACCCCGGATCGGCTTGCCGCTATTTTGCGCTCCGCCGCCGACGGCGATCACGACTCCTATCTGACCCTGGCCGAGGAGATGGAAGAGCGCGATCTCCATTACGCCTGCGAGCTCTCCAAGCGCAAACTGGCGGTCGGCCGGCTGCCGCTCACCGTCGAGGCGGCCAGCGACGCCGCCGGAGACGTGAAGCTTGCCGACGAAGTCCGGAGCCTGCTGCGCAAGCCCGGGGTTCGCAACATGATCAAGGATCTGCTCGACGCGCTCGGCAAGGGTTACTCCGTGGTCGAGATCGACTGGCAGTACGGCGCGGTCTGGACCCCCCGGGCCTACAAGTGGCGCGATCCCAAGTTTTTCCAGTTCGACCAGCTGACCCGCTCCGAAGTCCGCCTTCGCGACGATGCCGAGATGATGGACGGCCTGCCCCTGGCCCCCTATAAGTTTTTGGTCCATAAGCCGCACATCAAGAGCGGCATCCCGATCCGGGGCGGCCTGGCCCGCCTCGCCGCCTGGGCCTGGATGTGCAAGGGCTACACGATCAAGGACTGGCTCGCCTTCGCCGAAGTCTTCGGCATGCCGCTGCGCCTCGGCAAGTACGGCCCCGGCGCCAGCGAGGCGGACAAGGCGGTCCTGCGGATGGCGGTGGCCAATCTCGGCACCGATGCCGCCGCCGTCTTTCCCCAGGGCATGGAGATCGAGCTGATCGAGGCCGCCAAGGCCGGTTCGATCGATTTCTTTCAGCGCCTGGCCGACTATCTCGACGCCCAGATATCCCGGGGCATCCTCGGCCAGACCGCCACGACCCAGGGCACCCCCGGCAAGCTCGGCAACGATGAGGCCCAGTCCAAGGTCCGCGACGATATCCGCGACGACGACGCCGAGCAGCTTGAGGAGACCATCAACCGCGACCTGATCAGGGCCTTTATCGATCTCAACCACGGCCCCCAGGCGGAGTATCCGACAGTCCAGCTCCGGGCCGAGACCCCGGAGGACACCAAGGCCCTGGCCGAAGCGCTCGATAAGCTGGTCCCCCTGGGGTTGCGGGTCGAGCAGTCGGTAATCCGCGACCGGATGGGCCTGCCGGACCCCGCCGCCAACGCCAAGCCGGAAGATCTTTTGCAGCCGCCCGCCGCTCCGGCCCCGGCCGATCTGGCTTCGGCTGACAACCGGGCCGGGCATAGCTGCCCGCATTGCGCCACGGCCGCGAACCGGGCCGGCGACGAAGACGACACCCTTGACGACACGGCCGATGAGGCCCTGGCGGGCTGGGAGCGGGTGATGGCCCCGGTCGCCGAGACCGTCGAGGATTTGATCGAGGAGCTCCTGGCCGAGGGCGGCACTATCGAGGATCTCCGCGACCGCCTGACCGAGCTGGCCGGGACCCTGCCCCTGGCCGGTTTGATCGAGAGCCTGGCCGAAGCGACCTTCAAAGCCCGGGGCCTGGGCGACGCCACGGACGATCTCGGATGAGGACTCCGGTCAAAATAACCGGACCCGGCCCGGTCCCGGTCGACGCCCTGGACTATTTCCGCCGCAAAGGTCTGCGCCCGGCTTTCGACTACCGCGATGTCTGGCTGGAGGAGCACAGCTACGCCTTTACGGTCGCCAAGGCGACCGAGATCGACGTGCTGACCGATCTCCGCGACGCCGTCGACCAGGCCATCGCTGAGGGCAAAACCCTGCGTCAGTTTCAGAAGGAATTGCAACCAATCCTGGAGGCGAAAGGCTGGTGGGGCCGCTCGATAATGACCGACCCGATTACCGGCGATACCGGCGCGGTTCAGCTCGGCAGCCCCAGGCGGTTGAAGACGATCTATAACGCCAACCTGCGCACCGCCCACGCCGCCGGGCAGTGGCAGCGGATGGAGAGGACTAAGGAGGATCTGCCCTATATCCTCCGCACCCTGGGGCCGAGCCGGGAGCATCGGCCCGAGCATGTCGACTGGCACGGCACCCTGCTGCCTGTGGACGATCCCTTCTGGGACACGCACTTCGCCCCGTCGGGCTGGGGCTGCAAATGCCGGCAGCGGCAGGTGAGCCGGCCGGAGCACGGCAAGCTGATCGAAAACGGCCTGCCCGCCGCCGACCGCAGGCAGGTCCTCGATCCCGAGACCGGCCTGCCGACCGGCCGGCTCGAAAAGACCTATCAGCCGGTCCGGACCCAGGCCCCGAAGATCCGCCGAGTCGAATGGCAGAACAAGCGGACCGGCGAGATCGAGATGGTGCCGGAGGGCATCGATCCCGGCTGGAGCAACAACCCCGGCAAGAGCCGCCAGCGAAACATGGACAAGTACATCAAGGGCAAGCTGGTCGACGCGGATCCGCTCCTCGCCGAGGCGGCGAAAAAGGACCTGGAGGCGTATCGACGCCTCAATAACTGACCGAGGCCGAAAAACGCCGTCTGAGCGCCGAATGACCAAAAGGACGCCCGGACGTGCCGGGCCGGGACCGGCAAAACAGCACAGGAAACTTTAAACGCATTTTAAACGAGGATCAGGACGGAGACCGAGCCATGCAAACCAGCAGATTACAAATAGCCCTTAATAACGATGAGTCTGTTGACCGCACCGCCGTCGCCTTAAACGTCGAACTCGGCGAAGACGGCTCGGCTCCGGCCTGGGTCGAACTGATCCCGGCCGGCGAGCAGGTGGTCGGCATCGACGGCCGAAACTGGCTGAACGATCGGCCCCAGGGGGTGCTGGATCATTTCGCCGCGCTCAAAGCCCACAACCGGGATTTGCCGATCGACTGGGAGCATAGTTCGGAACACAAAGCGCCCAAGGGCGAAGCAGCTCCGGCCGCCGCCTGGGGGGTCGAGATGGAAATCAGGGAGGGTGGCGCGGTCTGGTGCCGGACCGAATGGACTCCGAAAGGGCTCCAATCTGTAACCAACCGCGAATACCGCTATCTCTCGCCGGTCTTGATTTATGAAAAAGCCACGGGGAGGATCGTCGGGATCAGCTCAGTGGGACTCACTAATAAACCAAACCTTAATTTGCAAGCCCTCAACCGAGAGGGGACCAAACAACCACAAGAGGAGGATTTTACCATGCTGAAAAAGATTTTGGCCGCCCTCGGTCTGGCCGAAGGGACCGATGAAACCACGGCGCTGAATGCCGTCGAGAAGCTCAAGTCCGACCTGGCCACGGCCGCGAACCGGGCCGAGACCCCTAGCCTCGATAAGTTCGTGCCCCGGTCCGACTACGACGCGGTAACCGCCCGGGCGACCAATGCCGAGACTGCCCTGGCCGACGCCAAAAAAGCCGACCAGGAGAAAGAGATCGACACCGCGATCAACGCCGCCCTGGCCGCCGGCAAGATCACCCCGGCCTCCAAGGATTTTTATGTCGCGAGCTGTCGGGCCGAGGGCGGACTGGTTGCCTTCACGAAGTTTGTCGAGTCGGCCCCGGTCGTCGCCCAGGGCAGCGACCTGGACGGCAAGGACCCGAACAAGGACAAGGGCCTCGCCCTGAACGCCGATCAAAAGAAGATCAGCGCCATGTTCGGCAACTCGGCCGAGGATCTGAAGAAGTACGGCCAGGCCGGGGCCTGATCCGGCCGGGGCAGTCAGGGGAGCACTACCAACAACTCTAATCAACAAAGCAAAAGGAGCATATCATGCCATTATCGAAAGACCGCAATACCCCGAGGAAGGACGGTGTCCTGGTCTCGGCCCCGGTGGTCGCCGCCGACATTATCTTCGGCGGCAGCCTGGTCGCCGTCAACGCGGCGGGCTACCTGAACCCCGGCAGCGATACCGCCGGCCTGATCTTCCACGGCGTGGCCGACGAACGGGCCGACAACGCCGCCGGAGCCAACGGCGATATCAAATGCAACGTCCGGCGGCGGGGTCTTTTCCTCTTCGCCCTGGGCACCGCGATCACTCAGGCCAATGTCGGCGATAACGTTTTCCTCGACGATGACCAGACCGTCGACCTGGCCGCCAATGTCGATAACAACATTTTCTGCGGGATCATCGCCGAATATGTCTCGGCCAACCTGGCCTGGATCGATATCGAGCCGGCGATCAAACAGGCCGATGTCGCCACCCATATCGCCGACGCTCTAGGCGCCCATGCTGCCTCGGCGGTCAGCCTGGCCGATGCCGGCGGATTGACCGACACGGTCAACCTCGAAACCCTGGCCGCCGAACTGCTGGTTCGGGCGGCGATCGAGATTGCCGATCCCGGCGACGGCGGCGCGATCCCGGTAACCCGCTCCGGCCAGTGCGCCCTGACCACTGCCGGCGTCGACGATACCCGGACCCTGGCGGATCCGACCTTCGCCGGCCAGAAGCTGTCTGTCTCTCTCGATGTCGACGCGGGCGACGCGGTAATCACCGCCGCCACCGCGATCAACCAGGCGGGCAATAACACAATCACCATGGCCGATGCCGGTGACCTGCTTGAGTTGGTAGCGGTCCAGGTCGGCGGCGCTTTGGTCTGGCGGGTAGCGGCCAACGACGGCGCGGCATTGTCGACCGTCGGATAATCATCAATAAAAGCAAACGGCAATCAACAATAACTCTCATCAATTTTTGGAGGATCAACATGAAAACCTTTTTAACTCTTTTGTTCGGCCTGATCGGCTGTCTGGGCCTGGCCGTCCTGGCCCCGCCCGCCGAGGCGGCCCGTGTTATGGACCCCGACATGCTCAGTCTGCCGCTGCTCGGCGGGATGATCATCAATAAAGCAAACCTGGAGGCGGTCTTTTTGAATCTCAAGACCACCTTTAACAAGGCATTCGAGGCCGCTCCCAGCGACTGGGAGAAGACCACGATGAAGGTGCCGTCCGGCTCGAGCCAGAACAACTATAACTGGCTCTCCCGTTTTCCGAAGATGCGGCGCTGGCTCGGCGACAAGATGATCAAGTCCCTGTCCGCCTTCGGCTACACCATCGTCAACGAGGACTTCGAGGCCACGGTCGAGGTGGACCGCAACGATATCGATGACGATACCCTGGGGATCTACGGACCGATGGCCCAGGAGGCCGGGTTCAGCTCCAAGCAGCTCCCGGACGAACTGGACGCCGAGCTGAAAAACGGCGCTTTCGCGGCGGCCTGTTACGACGGCCAGTATTTCTACGACACCGATCATCCGGTCGGTAATGGCGTCGAGGTCGAGGTGGCCAGCGTTTCCAACCTTAAAACCGCCGTCCTGTCCGCCGCCACCCTGGCCTTGGTCGAAGCGAGCTATGGCGCTTTGCGTCACGCGATCATGGGCTTCACCGACGACGAAGGCCGGCCCCTGGGCCTGGTCCCGGATCTTTTGGAAGTTCCCCCGGCCCTGGAGGGCGTGGCGAACATCATCGCCGCCGTGGGCAAGCTCCAGGACAACAGCCCCAATCCCTACAAGGGCACCTGCACGGTCAAGGTCAATCCCCGTTTGACCAGCGCCACCGCTTACATGCTGCACGTCACCAACCGGCCGCTTAAGCCCTTTGTTTATCAGGAGCGCAAGGCGCCGGTTTTTGTCTCGGCGGTCAATCCGGACAGCGACGATGTCTTCATGCGTAAAAAATTCAAGTACGGCGCCGAAGCTCGGGCCGCCGGCGGTTACGGCCTCTGGCAGCTTTCCGCCGCTTCCACCGGGGCCGGCTGATAGATAGCCGTACCCGTAACGCCGGGGCCGGTAAAACGGCCCCGGCAGCCCTTGAATTTTAATCAATTGTATTGAGGTAAATAAAAATGATCCGAATCAGATCGAAAAGAGACGGCTTCCGGCGCTGCAATATGCGGCACTCCGCCGAGGCGGTCGAATATCCGAACGACAAGTTCAGCAAGAAAGAGCTTAAAACCCTTCGGGCCGAGCCGATGCTGATTGTCGAAGAGGTCGCCGATCCGGCGCCCGAAAAACCCGCCGCACCGGCAAAACCCGCTGCACCGGCAAAACCCGCTGCGGCCAAACCGGCAGCGGCCAAACCGGCAGCAGCCGCTCCCGCTAAACCGTCGGCGGCCGACTCGATGACCATTGTCGAAGCAATCGCCCAGCTGGATCCGGACAATACCGAGCACTGGACCACCAGCGGCAAACCGCAAGTCGTCGCCTTGGAGACCATCCTCGGCAGGCAGATCAGCGCCACCGATCGCGACGCCGCCTGGAAGATCGTTTCCGAGGGCTCAAAGTAAATGCCGGTTTACGCGACCCACGACGATATGGTCAACCGTCACGGCAATGACGCCGTGACGGTCACCTTTGACCGCGACGGCGACGGCATGCTCGACTCCGCCGCCGAGAGCGCGGCCCTGGCCGACGCCTCAAACGAGATCGACGGCTACCTGGCCGGGGTCTACACCCTGCCTTTAGCCACGGTACCGCCGCTTTTGGTCCTGTACTGCTGCGATATCGCGATCTATCGCGGCGCCCAGGGCGCGGTGGTCACCGAGGAGATCCGCAAGCGGTTCGAGGACGCGATCAAGTTCCTGACCATGCTGGCCCAGGGCAAGATCAAGCTCTTCGCCAACGACCCCTCCGCGCCGAACGGCGGCAGCGGGGCCAGTTTCGACGCCGGCGAGCGGATCTTTACCCGTAGCCGCACCCGGGATATGCGCTGATGAGCGGCGCCGGGCTGACATACGACCTTTCCGGCCTCGATGTCCTGCGCCGCCGGGTCGGGGATCTCGGCAAGATCGACCGCCGGGGCCTGCTCGATCTGATCGGGGCCAAGGTCGAGAGCCAGACCCGGCGGCGGATCACCGACGGCAAGGAGGATCCGGACGGCAACGAGTGGCCGCAGTGGTCCGACGCCTACGCGGCCAAGCGTCACGGCGGCCACTCGCTCCTGGAGGGCGAAGGCCTCTTGCTCGGCTCGATCGGTTATGCCGTCGCCCTGGCCGGCGACCGGGTCGAGATCGGCTCCAATATGATCTATGCCGCCACCCACCAGTTCGGCGACGAAAAGCGCAATATCCCGGCCCGGCCCTTTCTCGGCCTGTCGCGCGACGACGAAGCCGAGCTCGATGACGCGATCGACAACTTTATATCGAGGGTGCTGCCATGATCCTGACCCAGCTCAGAGACAAGATCGTCGCCGGAATCAAAACGGCGGCGCCGAGCCTCAAGGAAGTCAAGGAGCACGGCGGCCGCTTCGGCCTGGCCGAGATCAAGGCGGCCGCGACCAAGGCCCCGGCCGCCCGGGTCGCCTGCCTGGGCCTCAGCGGTATCGAGTTCGAGGGGGCGGTCGCCAAGGCTAGATCGGTCTGGGGCGTCTTTATCGTCGCCGCCGACCAGGTCGCCTCCCGGCGCGACGCGGTGGCCCTGGCCATGGTCGCGACCCTCGGCGCGGTGCTCCCCGGCAACTGCTGGACCCTGGAGGCCTCGGTCGACGGGGCCAGGGATGTCCGGGCCGACAATCTTTTTTCCCGCGAGCTCGACCGCCAGGGCGTCTCGCTCTGGGCGTTGACGTTTAACCATCTGGTCGATCTCGGCCGGGTGGATCCGGCCGACCTGGATGACTTTGTCCGGGCCTATGTCGATTACGATCTGGCCCCGACGGACGGCACCGTCGACGCCATTGATCAGATAATTTTGCCGACCGAGTGAGGATAGCGATGAGCGACAAGACACTACATATCAAACCGGCCAAGGCGGGCGCGGTGGTCAGGTTCCCCGACGACCCGGCCCGGACCCTGGCCGCGAAAGGCGAGCGGGTCAAGCCCTCCACGTACTGGACCAGGCGGCTCCTCGACGGCTCGGTGATCGATGCCGATGCCGACAAAAAAAACGATGCAACCAAAACCAGGGAGGCCCGTAAATAATGCCTATCTCATTTGATACCATCCCCTCGGCCCTGCGGGTGCCGCTGGCCTATATCGAGTTCAACAACACCCAGGCCGTGGTCGGCACTCCGGCCCTGCCGTTTCGGCTTTTGGTCCTGGGCCAGATGCTGGCAACCGGGGCGGCGGTCGAAAATGTCCCGGTCGCGATCCCCTCCTACGACGCCGCCGAGGCCCAGTTCGGCCGGGGCGCGCAGATTACCGAGATGATCCGGGCCTTGAAGGCCAACAACAAGTTTGTCGAAGTCTGGGCAATGCCCCAGGCCGATAGCGGGGCGGCAGTCGCCGCCGAAGGCACCCTGACCTTTGGTGGCGCGCCGACCGCCGCCGGGGTGATTTATCTTTATATCGCCGGCAAGCGGCTCACCGTCGCGGTCGCCTCCGGTGACGCCGTGGCCGATATCGCCACCGCCGTCGCCGCTGCGATCAGCGCCGACACCTCGCTGCCGGTCACCGCCGCCGCCGCCCTGGGCGTGGTTACGGTCACCGCCCGCAATGGCGGCGAAAACGGCAACGACATCGACTTGCGGCTGAACTACTACACCGGCGAAGCCCTGCCGGCCGGGTTGACCTGCGCTATCGTCGACATGGCCGACGGCGCCGGTAATCCGGATATCACCAACGCCATCGCCGCCATGGGCGACGAATGGTACCAGGGCGTGGTCATGCCCTACACCGACGATGCCAACTTGGTTTTGCTGGAGGCCGAAATGGTCGACCGGACCAGCGGTACCCGGATGATCGACGGCATGGCCTACGCCGCTTATCGCGGCAACTACAGCGCCGCCCAGAGTTTCGGAGACGGCCGCAACTCGCCCCATGTCACCGCGCTCGGCACCAATCTCGCCCCGCAGCCGCCATATATCTGGGCCGCCGCCTACGCCGCCCAGGCCGCCGCCTCGCTGTCGATCGATCCGGCCCGGCCGCTTCAGACTTTGGTCTTAAAAGGCATCATGCCCCCGGCCAAAACCGTGCAATGGCAGCAGTCGGAGCGCAATCTCCTTTTATATGACGGCATCGCCACCCACTACGTCGATGCCGGCGGCCAGGTCCGGATCGAGCGGGCGATCACCATGTATCAAGAAAATGCCTTCGGGGTCGCGGCGTCGAGCTACCTCGACGTGACCACTCTGGCCGCCCTGAGCTATCTGCGCTACAGCCTCCGGGCCAGGATCACCCAGAAGTTCCCGCGCCACAAGCTTGCCGACGACGGCACCAACTTCGGGGCCGGGCAGGCCATCGTCACCGCGAAGACAATCAGGGCCGAGCTGGTCGCCCTGGCCCGGGAGTGGGAGAACAAGGGGCTGGTCGAGAACCTCGATCAGTACAAGGATGAGCTGATTGTCGAACGTAACGCCGACGATCCCAACCGCCTCGATGTCCTGGCCCCGCCCGACCTGGTCAACCAGCTCCGGGTCTTCGCGGCCCAGGTGCAGTTCATTCTCTAGGCGGCCGTTAACGGCAGCTAGATCAATCTAACTTCGATGAGGAATTAAAGATGGGTAAAAAATTAGGCAAGGCGATCATCAAGATCGACGGCCAGGTCCTGGAGTCGATGCCCGGCGCCAGCCTCGATATCGGGGGCAGCGAGCGCACGACCCTGGTCGGCCAGAACGAGGTCCAGGGCTTTTTTGAGACCCCAAAGCAGAGCCGGCTGGAGTGCGAGATCTCGGTCGGAACCGAGACCCGGCTTGACGCCATGCGCGGCTGGGATAACGTCACCGCTTCTTTTGAGTGCGACACCGGCCAGCAGTACGTAATCCAGGGCGCCTGGCTGCTCAACACTCTGGCCCTGAAAGCAGCCGAGGGCGGCCGGGTCGAGTTGCAGTTCGAAGGCCCCCCGGCCGAGGAGCTGATCTAAAATGGCTACGGTAAAAGTGATTTTAAGCGGCGGCCTGACCATCGGCTCGGAGGCGCACCTGGAGGCCGAGATCCGCGAGGCCTCCAGCGGCGATATCATCGAGGCCATGGAGGAGTCGGAAAAGCTGGTCCTGATCCCCGGCCCGGACAAAGCGGAGCCCGCCCTGGTGGCCAGTCCGACCATGGTTGGCATTCACACCCTGCGCCGGCAGATTGTCCGGATCGGCACCTATAAAGGACCGCTGACCCTGGGCGAGATCAAAAGGCTCAGCCCCGAGGACCTGAACGCTTTGCAGCAGAAAGCCGAGGAGCTGGAGGCGGCCGGACTTGCCGGCTTGAGCGACCGGGGGCGAGATGATCGCGGCGCGGGATCCGCTTGAACACCTCCAGCTGGTCCTGGCAGTCCGGACCGGCTGGACCGGGGCGGAGATCAACGCCCTGACCCTGCGCCGCATAATCTCAACCATGCATAAAATCAACGGTAAATAACCAAAATGGGCGATCTGAAAACCGGCATAATTCTCGACCTCCAGGGCAACCTGGACCGGCAGGCCAAGCGCTTCGAAAGCTCCCTGGGCCGTCTCGGTTCGCGCGGCTCCAGGGCGATGCGCGGCCTCGACCGCACCTTGGGCGCGGTCGGCAACGGCCTCGACCGGATCGGCAACCGCTACACCGCCCTGATCACCGGCGCGGCGGGGGTCGGCACCGCCCGCTTTCTGATCGGCCTGGAAGAGCGCTTCACCATGCTCGGCATCCAGGCTGATGTAAACGGCGAGAAGATCGATCAACTAAAAAAACGGATCTTCGATGTCGCCCGGATGCCGAATATCCGGATCGACCCCGGCGAGCTGACCAGCGCCGTCGAGGATATTGTCGAAAAAACCGGCGATTTGAAGTTCGCCCAGGACAACCTGGAGAACTTCGCCGTGGCCATCTCCGCCACCGGCGGCAAGACCGGCTCGGCCATCGGTCAGATCTCCGCCGAGTTCCAGAAGATGGGCATCGTCTCTAAAAAAGATGTGGCCGAGGCCCTGGATATCTTGACGGTCCAGGGCAAGGCCGGGGCGTTTACTTTACAGAACCTGGCCACCCTTGGCTCCCGAACGGTAACCGCCTATACCGCCATGGGACGCACCGGGGTCCCGGCGATCCGCGAGATGGGCGCCGCTCTCCAGATGATCCGCCAGGGCACCGGCTCCAGCGAGATGGCCGCCACCGCTTTTGAGGCTTTGCTCCGCACCCTGGGCGATGCCAAGAAGGTCAAGCTCCTCCAGGATGGCGGCATCAAGGTCTTCGATGAAGAGGCCGCCAAGGATGGCCGCGAAGTTTTGCGCTCGCTGCCTTCTTTAATGGAAGAGATCATCCGGACCACCGGCGGCAAAAAGACCGTGCTTTCCAAGGTCTTCGACGCCGAGGCGATCCGCGCCTTTAACGCCGCCGCCGGCGAGTTCACCCGGACCGGCGGGGTTGAGAGTCTCGATCGGTTTATGGAAGTCCATGCCGACGGCACCGTCCTCCTTAAAGATAGCCAGCGGGCCGCCAACGACTCCGGCCGGGCCTTGCGCAATCTCTACACCGCCTGGCAGCAGTTCGCCGATCGCAACCTTTCCGGCCCTCTGGAAAAAGCGGCCGACGCCCTGAACTCTCTGGATTCGGAGACCGTCGATCTCTGGCTGAAAATCGCCGGGATCGGGGGTGGCGTGGTCGGCGCCGCCGTGGTCGGCCGGTCGGTTTACAACGTCGGCCGGGGCGTGATGGGAATGTTCGGCCGGGGTGCCGGCTCAAAGCTGCCCGGCGCTGCCGGAGCGGCCGGTTTCGGCGATGCGATCCCGGTCTATGTGGTCAATGGCCCCGCCTCGATCTGGCCCGGCGGCGGTAAAAACAGCGGGCCGGCGGGTTTGGTTCCGGACGGTATGGGCGTTATGGGCGGAGCCGGGGTGGCTATGCTGCCGGTCGCTGTCACCGCCGCTGCGGCCGCTGGTTCGGAAGCGGCCGGCAAGGCTCTGGCCCGGCAGGAGGCAAAATACACCTCGACTGAGGGCCTTCGTAAACTCGCGGCCCGGAATATGGTAATGGGCGGCGGCGGGGCGGACAATTACCAGTCCCAGCTGATCGCCGCCGAACTGGCCAAGCGCGGCGAGGCGAACGGCACCATCAAGATCGAGGTGGCTCCGGCCCCGGGCTGGGCGACCAAGGCCACCCAGATCACCGCCAAGAATGTCGATCTCGACGTCGACAGCGGCCGAATCATGCGAGGTAACTGATGAGCTGGCGCGATGACCTTCTGCCGGGTACCTTTCGGGGCGTGCCTTTTGTAGTCGAAAGCTCGGACGGCAACCTCGGCCGCCGGGTCGCGGTCCATGAGTATCCCCAGCGTGACAACCCCTACGCCGAGGACCTTGGTCGCAAGGGGCGGCGCTTTACCCTGGATCTCTATATCCACGGGGCCGAATACATGGCCGGGCGTGACCGGATGATCGCCGCCCTGGAGCAAAGCGGCTCCGGCGCCCTGGTCCATCCTTACCTGGGCGAGATGACCGTTTCCGTCCTCGACGCCCGGGGACCGCGCGAGTCCACCCGCGAGGGCGGCATGGCCCGGTTTTCGGTCGATTTTATCGAGTCCGGAGAGGCCGTCTTTCCGGCCGCGGCAACCGACGGCGCCGCTGTCCTCGATGCGGCCGCCGACGATGCCGCCGCCGCGATCGTTGCCGATTTTACCGGTAGTTTCGACGTGACCGGCCCGGCCTGGGTCGGTGACCACGCCGTCACCCTGGTCGGTAAGATCACCGACGGTATCGACGCGGTTAAGAACACTATCCCCGAACTGCCCACGGAGGTGATTCGGTTCAGCAAGGATCTGCAAAGCCTCTCGGCCTCGGTCGAGAGCCTGATCCGCGCCCCGGCTGATCTCGCAGCTGAAGTTTACGGCCTGATTACCGACCTCGCCCTGCTCCCGGACCGGCCCGAACGCGCCCTGGATGCCTACCGGCAGCTGTTCGATCTGTTGGGCGGCGAAACCGCCATCGACCCCGCGACCCCGAACCGGACCCGCCAGCGGGCCAACCAGAGCGCCCTGACCGATCTGGTTCAGCGCGCCTCGGTGGTCGAAGCGGTCCGCTCGGCCGGCTTGGTCGAGTTCGACAACGTCGACCAGGCGGTTTTGGTCCGTGACGAACTCGCCGAGGAGCTTGACGACCTCGCCGCCGAGGCTGCGGATCCGGTCTTCGCGGCCCTGACCGATCTGCGCGCCGGCCTGGTCGGCTACGTGGCCGACAGCGTCGGCGATCTGGCCCGGCTGGTTAGCTACATCCCGGCCGACACCCTGCCGGCTCTGGTTATCGCCCATATCCTTTACGGCGATGCGACGCGGGAGGCGGACCTGGTCGCCCGTAACGATTTCCGCCACCCCGGCTTTGTCCAGGGCGGCGAAGTGATCGAGGTGCGGACCGATGTCTGAGGTGATTCTGACCGTTAACGGCGCCCGCTACGGCGGCTGGACCCGGGTGGAGATCCGCTCCGGCATCGAGCAGATCAGCTCGACCTTTTCCTTGGGGCTGACCGAGCGCTGGTCCGACCGGGCCGAAGCGTGGCCGATCCGGCAGGGTGACGCCTGCACCGTCGCGGCCGGCGGCGAGATTTTGATTACCGGTTACGTCGATGACGTTCTGCCGAGCTTCGACAATGACAATCACGGGATCACCGTCGTCGGCCGCGATAAAACTGGCGACCTGGTCGACTGCTCGGCCATTGCCGAATCAGGCGAGTTCCACGGCCGCGATTTATTGCAGATTGCCGAGGCCCTGGTTAAGCCTTTCAAAATCAAGGTCAGCGCCGAAACCGATCTCGGCGCCCCGTTAAAACGTTTTTCGATTCAGGAGGGCGAGACGGTTTTCGAGGCCCTGGAGCGGGCGGCTCGGATGCGCGGGGTCCTGCTGATCTCAGACGGCCTCGGCAATCTGGTAATTACCCGGGCCGGCAGCGGCCGCGTCGGCACCGGCCTGGTCCAGGGCGACAATATCCTCTCCGGGCGGGCCACCTACTCCCTGCGGGAGCGCTACAAAAACTACATTTGCAAGGGTCAGGCCGCCGGTTTCGATACATCCACGCCGGAGCAAAACTCCGGCCCCAGGGGCGAGGCCGCCGACAAAAATGTCGGGCGCTATCGGCCGCTGCTGATCGTCGCCGAGGATCTCGCCGACAGCGCCGGGCTCAAGGAGCGGGCGCTCTGGGAAGCGGCGGTCCGGATGGGCCGCTCGGCCCGGCCGGAGATTACTGTCCAGGGTTGGAGTCATCCCGCCGGGCTCTGGCGGCCGAACCGGCTGGTGCCGGTGCGCTGTCCCTATCTCAAGCTCGACCGCGATCTGCTGATTGTCGGGGTTATTTCCATTAAAGATGAGGACGGGACCAAGGCGGTTTTGGAGCTTTGCCGGCCGGAGGGCTTCGCGCTGCTGCCGGTCCCGGAAACCGGGGGCGGGATATGATAGCCCGGCTGATCAACAAGATGACGGCGCCGCTCGCCCGGCGGGTCCGGCTGATGTGCCGGCGGGCGGTGGTCAAGCTGGTTTACGACGATCCCAAGATGCAGGAGCTGCAACTGGCGATTTTCTCCAGCGAGGTCCACGACCGGGTTGAGCGCTTCCAGGACTACGGCCTGACCAGCCGCCCGCTCCCCGGCGCCGAGGCGATCTGCCTGGCCCTGGGCGGCAATACCGGCCACAGTGTAGTCATAAAGGTTGACGACCGCCGCTATCGTCTAACCTCTTTGGCGGAGGGCGAGGTCGCCCTTTATGACGATCAGGGCCAGGTCATCCATCTCAAACGCGACAAGACTATCCATATATATGGTAGCGATCACCTGACCGCCGACATCGGCGAGGACGTGACGGTCAATACCAAGTCCGCCGTAGTCAACGCCTCGATCGATACCACGGTGACCAGCCCCCTGGTAACGGTCGAGGCCTCGACCAAGGTGACGCTCACCACTCCGCTGGTCGAATGCAGCGGCAATCTGGCCGTGACCGGTAACGGCAGCTTCGGCGGCGGCCTGACTATGACCGGCGCCACCGGCAGCGGCGGCATTACCACCCCGGGCGATATCAGCGCCGGGGGCAATGTGGCCGACGGGACTCGCTCCATGGCCGGTGACCGGGGCATCTATAACGGCCATAACCACCCAGGCGACTCCGGCGGCACTACCGGCGGCCCGAATCAGGCGATGTAAATGGACGCAAAACTCAAACATAACGGCGATTTTTTCGACCTGGCCCTGCTCGGCGGCGACCTGGAGAGCGACGCGGGTTTGGAGACCGCGACAATCGTTTCGCTGTTCACCGACCGCCTGGCCGATCCCGGCGACGAACTGCCCGACAACACCTCGGACCGCCGGGGCTGGTGGGGCGACGCCTTTGCCTTGGCCGCCGGTGACCTGATCGGCTCGAAGCTCTGGCTGCTTGGCCGCTCGAAGCACCTGCCGGCGGTGGCCGATCGGGCCGAGGATTATGCCAGAGAGGCACTGCGCTGGCTGATCGATGACGGCATCGCCGCCGAGGTAGCGGTCATCGCCGAATGGTACTCGGCTTCTACCCTGGCCTTGGGCGTGGAGATCACCAGGCCGGACGGGACCGAGATGACGTTTAGATTCGACAATATTTGGGAGGCCATCGATGCCGTTTAACAGACCGAGTTTACAGACCCTGATCGACCGGGTTGCCGCCGATATCGAGAGCCGCCTGGCCGGGGCCTCGGCTCGCTTGCGCCGCTCCGTTCTGGCCGTCCTCGGCCGGGCCATGGCCGGAGTCGCCCACGGCCTCCACGGCCATCTTGACTGGCTGGCCAAACAGCTCCTGGTCTCCACCTGCGGCGAGGCGTTTTTGTATGTCCACGCCGCGGTCTGGAAGGTGCCGCGCAAACAGGCGACCCAGGCCGCCGGTTCCGTAGATTTCACCGGCACAACCGGCACGGTGATCCCGGCCGGTACCGAATTGCAGCGGGTCGACGGCGAGGAGTACACCACGGACGCGGAGGCGACCCTGGTCGCGGGCGCCGCAACCGTGACCGTTACCGCCGTTACCGCCGGCCTTGACGGCAATGCCGCCGCCGCCACGACATTAAACCTGGTCAACCCCATCGCCGGCCTGAACGGCGAGGGGTCCGTCGACGGCGACGGCTTAACCGGCGGGGCGGATATCGAGGGGGTGCAGCCGTGGCGGGCCAGGATCGTCGCTCGGATCCAGGCCCCGCCCCACGGCGGTCGCAAGGAGGATTATGAGGGGTGGGCGCTGGAGGTGGCGGAAGTGACCAGGGTCTGGGTCGAGCCGCTTTGGGCCGGAGACGGCACGGTGGGGGTCTATTTCGTCTGCGACGATCTGGACCCGATCATCCCTATTGCGGCCAAGGTGACCGAGGTGCAGGATTATCTCGATCCGCTGCGGCCGGTAACGGCCGATGTAACGGCAATAGCGCCGACCGGCGTGGCCCTCGATTTGACTTTACATGTCGCCCCGGATACGGCGGCGGTGCGGGCGACGGTTGAAGCCGAGATCGAGGATCTGCTGCGCCGGGAGGCGGAGCCGGCCGGCACCATTTTGCTGTCGCACATTAACGAGGCAATCAGCCTGGCGGCCGGCGAAACCGATCACGAGCTGACTGCGCCGATCGCCGATGTCAACCACGCCGCCGGCGAGCTGGCGGTACCGGGAGTGATCACATGGACCTGAGCGCGGCTGATTATCGTCATGCATTGCAGGCCCTTTTGCCGCGCGGGCCGGCTTGGTCGCGGGCGCTGGAGGCTGTCTTGACCCTGCTGCTCTGGGCGCTGGCCGAGGAGTTCGCCCGGGTCGACGGGCGTGCCGGAACCCTGCGCCGGCAGATCGATCCGCGCACCGCCGACGAACTCCTGCCGGAATGGGAGGATCTGCTCGGGCTGCCGGATACCTGCACCGGCGAGCTCGGCACAATGCAGCAGCGCCAGGAAGCCGCTTACGCCAAGCTGATCGCAACCGGCGGGGCCGGCCGTCAGTATTTCATCGACGTAGCGGCAACCCTCGGCTACACGATCACCATCACCGACCTGGTGACGCCCCACGTCTGGCAGGTCAACGCCGGGGCGACCACCATCAATGACTTTACCGCCGGCAGCCTGGCCGGCGAGCAGTTGCGGACCTGGGGCAACGAGCTTCTGGAGTGCGCCATCGAGGGCCGGAAGCCGGCCCACACCCGGGTTATTTTCGCTTACAGCTAAAGGAGACGATATGCACAGGATTGACGAATACGGCGCCACCGTCGACAACCAATTCACCGAGGGCGACCCTGCCACCGCGACCCCGGCGACCAAGGTTACCAACGACTGGCTTAACGCGGTCCAGGAGGAGGTGGCCAACGTCATCGAGAATTACGGGGTAGCCCTCGACAAGCTCGACAATACCCAGCTGTATACGGTGATTGCCGCCGCTATTGCCGCCGCCGTTACAGCTCACGGCGATTTAACCACTGCTCACGACTCAACTTCTGCGGCAACGGCAAGCAAGATCATGCAGCGCGACGCGGCCGGTCGGGCTAAGGTGGCGGCGCCGGCTGCCGCCGCCGATATTGCCCTCAAGGATACGGTTGACACCCACGGTAATTTAACCACTGCTCACGACTCAACTTCTGCGGCAACGGCAAGCAAGATCATGCAGCGCGACGCGGCCGGGCGGGCCAAAGTAGCGGCCCCGGCAGCCGCCGACGATATCGCCAGGAAGGACACGGTAGACACCCACGCCGACTTGACTGCTCCCCACGGTGCGCAAACGAGTTTTATTCCGGGCTCTCTTGCCTTACGCGATGCGGCCGGGCGTCTTTTTGCCGCCCATGGGGTGGCAGGCAATTATAGTGTGCCGAATATGCTGCAGTTCGCGGTCAGCCTGGGCGCCAACGGCTACCAGCAACTGCCGAGCGGATTGATTATTCAGTGGGGGCGGTGCTTTGAAACGACCAGCCAGACGTTTCCGATTGCGTTCCCAAGCGTTTGTCGGGCGATAGTGGCGACGCTGGATGCGGGACCCGGCAATACAGGAGAGGGGAATCATGCGCAAATTATAGATAATGCCCATTTTTCTGTGTCGCATGGAACTATATCAACCCATTACTTGTATTGGATTGCAATAGGCTATTAAAGGGAGATCAGCGATGTTTTATTCGAAAGAGACCGGCGGCTTTTACGACCCCAAGATTCACGGCAAAGACATCCCGGCCGACGCGGTCGAGATTACCGATGCCGAGCATGATGCTTTGTTAGTGGGGCAGTCAAAAGGCAAGCGCATAACAGCCCGGGCCGATGGCCGGCCGGAATTGGCTGATGTAATCATAAATTTGGATGAGTTAAAGCAAAATAAGAAAAAGGAGATCGGGCGTGCCAGGGACAATGCCGCCGAGGCGGATGTGACGGTTGTCGCCGGCAATTTCAAGGCTGACGATCGTAGCAGGCGGTTGTTGCACGAGGCAATCGTGTTGGCGGTGGCCGGCGGATCGCTGCCGTCGACCTGGGCGGATGCGGCAGAGCGGGAGGTGGAAATCGCTTCTTTGAATGATCTGGTCGTCATAGCTGAAGCTATCGCCGCCCAGGCCAGGGCAACCGAGACCTCCTGCCGGCATCTGGAAAAGCTGATCGACCGGGCGGCCGACCCGGCGGCGCTGAACGCCGTTTCGTGGCCCGGCAGCGAGATCAAATAAAAAAGAGGAGCGACCGGGCCGTGCGCTAACACGACCCGGCCGCCCAGCTTCAGTGGCACGGTCGGCGAGGTAGGAAAGAGAGCAAAGAGGCAGGAGTAGATCGTTTTAAACAAAAAAGAAAATTTCTTAGTTTATTTGCAAAATTTTCTTAGTTTACGTGTCGGCTCACATCCACATATTGGAGATCAGATGCAGGAAACCGCCGTGCAAAAACATCGATGAGTAGACCGGGATGAACCGTTGCACAACAAAAAAGTTCTC